GCGTTCACGGCCTCTTACAACAATAGTACCGTGCGATTTTTTGACTTTACGCGCAGGTGAACGTTTGACTTTACGGCGTTTTTTCGCACCAAAGAACATTGCTAAGCTATCAACCATATTATTATAATATATACAAAAGAAAAAAAAAATTAATTTATTTTTTTTTAATAAAATTAATTTTAAATTTTTAATATGTTTTTTTTGTGATTTTATTTAATTTAAAATTTATCAATTAATTTTGCCGGATTTTTAATATTATTTTTTTCTAAATAATTTTTAAATTCTATTTTATTAATTACTTTATGTTCTAAAGGTTTCGGTTTTTCATATTCAAAGTTTGAAAATATAAAACGTATATTTTTAAGTTCATCTGAATTGTTATATTCTTCTGGAAATGCATATTTATTTAATTTCATAATATCTTCTATATTATCTAATTTTTTAAATAATGTATACACTGTATTTATTGCTAAATTTGGTATATAAGATAAATAGTCACAACCCGATAATATACAGAAATCAATAAATTTTAATTTTGAATATCCGATTTTTTGTAAAAACTGTTCAATGTCAGTTTCAATTAAATCATTTTTTATAGAACTCTTTAAAACATTTACACCACCAAATGTAAATACATCTGTATCATCGGTGACTATATAATCAATTATTTTATTCTGTTGTAAAAATACACAATACTTTTCTGCCTCATCAGGAGCATCATAATAATTAATTCCTAATAAATCTAGTAGTTCCTTAACTTCAGAAATATGTGTTTTTGTTACATTGATAATTTGACGAGATAAATTATTAATTTCTTTATCAATTTCTTTTTGTTCTAATTCATTATCTGGATTTAAATCTTGTAATATCTCTATTTTTTCATAAATTTTTCTTTTGATAGACTGTCTTTTTTTTAATACCATTTTTTTCTGTTCTGGAGGAACTCCATCAAAAATAAAAACCGGAGTAATTTTATTATTAATATAATACCTAATTCTATTTAAAAATCCAATAACATGTGAGTTTACGCATGATTCATCTATATTTGAAATATGTCTATATTTGTATAGTAATATACTTGCATCTATTCCAAATACTTTTCCACTATATTTACTTATTTTATTAGTAGTTATACATTCTGGGCATACTTTTTTAATAAATGTATTGAGACCTCTGATCCCCATTATGATTATTAAATCGTTAGAGTCTTTAAATATTTTATTTTTTGTAAATTTAACTTAGTAAGTATAGTTTAACTTACTATATTTACTAATTTTTATTCATCAATTATAATACATTTTTTTGGTCTTTTTTGTAATTCTTCTAATTCTTCTGGTTCTGTAAACAAATTCGTTATTTTTTGTTTTTTACTTTCCTGTAATTTTTCTTTTTGCGCTTTTTCCTTTTCACGGGTTTCTTTCTTTCTTTCTTTTTCTAATTCTCTTTCTTTCTTTTTAATATATTCTTCATGATTTTCTATTCCAATTTCACGATAATGCTCGACCTGATTCCAGAAATTCATTAAAATAGGTACATATTTATTTATCCAATTCATGTCTTTTGCTATACGAACAATATTTAACTTATTTGTTTTTGGGCAAAATTCTATAAAATCTGCAATATTTAGATCACAGATAAATAAATTAAGTTGTACTTGTGGATAATAATATTCTGGAATATATCCGTCTTTAATAGGACGCCTATACGGGCATTTTACTTCTAATAAAATGGGTTCTTCATCTTTGTTGTACAATGATTCAACTATACCATCTGGACTACCTGCTAAAAAATCAAATCTAGAATCATAATTATTAAATTCTTTATGTACATCTGTATAACAAATACAACCAAAATTATAATTAAATTTTCCTGTTATACGACAATATAATTCTATTGCTGTATCTTCATATTTTTGACCATGAAGAGTAGCAACATTACTTACAAAAGGTTTTGGATCATAACCGCATTTTTTAAAAAGAAGTTCATGTGGTTTAGAATATGGGTTTGTTCCAAGAACAGTAGCAGCATCACTTGATGTTAACTTGGTGTATCTTTGAGCAAACCATTCTGGACTGCGTTGTTCATGTTGAGGAATTTTTTGTAATTTTTCTATTTTTGCATGTACCATTATTATTATAATTCTTTGAATTCTTTAAATTGTTTAAAAATTAGATTATTTTAACTAATTTTTTTGTATTTTTGATAGTAGTAGTAATATTGTTTTTTATTAATTTCTATCTCTTTTTTATAATCTTCTACTTGTTTTTTTAATATCTGTAATTCTTTTCTTAATTCCATGATTAATGGTTTATAATAATTATTTAATTGTTCATAAGCATTTTTAGTTTGCTGTTTATTAAATTTTTTATTTTTATTTTCATATACTTCTAGATAATAACTCATGAAATTATGTGGACTTTGTATATCTTTATAATCATTATATCTATTATTATATTCAATCTTCAATCTATTATATTGTAATAATAAATTTGCTACAATTTGTTGATAATAATTTGCATTTTGTAATATTATTTCTTTTTGTAATTCTAATGGTAATTGATTAAATTGGTTTCCAAAATTATTACTAAAATTATTATTTCTAATATTTTTCATAATAAATTATAATATGATTATAAAATATTATTTAAATAAAATTAATCAAAATACAAAATTTAGAAGAATATTTAATATATAATTTACCTAAAAGACAAAAAATTTGCCTTAATTAATTTTTTTCCAGGTAACAATATAAGACCTATCAAGGTCAATATAATAAAAACCAAATAAATGTCTTGATCCAGTAAATCCTTGACCTGATTCAATTACACTTGCTATTGTTAAGTATGAAAATTGCCTTGTATCATCAACTGAAAAAAATTGAATATCATTTGTAGTTTTATTATATATACCAATACCTTTATTTAAAACAGTTGTATTTTGACTTGGTTTGAAATAAGTTTCTTCATATTTAAATTTTATAAGATGTTCAACTTCTTCAACTTTTTCAGTTATTTTTAACAGAAAATTGTCAATAACCGAATTGGTATCTTTATAAATATCCCCTGGTTGTATTTTTAACTCGTTTTTACGTGTTAAACTAATTATTTGTTCTTGTAATCCATTTTGATTACTTTGTAAATTATTTGCTGTACCAGTTAAATTATTTTGTAAATTTTCAACACTTTGTTCTAATCTTTCTATCTCTGCGTTCATTTTAATTTATTATTATTTTATTTTTTTATTTTTTTACTGCAATAGTTTTTAATTTTTTAACCTTTTTAACTGAAATTCCAGGTTTCTTTTTAGTTTTATTAACATCTAACTCTTCTTCTTGTATTGCATGTTTTTCATTATAATTATTTTTATGGTAATTCCATAGTTCTTTTGATCCAATTTTGAATTTTCTATTTGGTTTTGCGCGATACCAAAATATACAATCACTTATCTTATTACTCCTAGAAGTATTATCTAAAACTAGACAATCAAACCCTTCTGTGCACGAATTCATGACTTCTCTAAATGTATCAACATGTGGAAATATTCCAAAAAAATTTTTATATAATTTATCTTGATTTTGAATAATATTCTCACGAAGAACAAATACAAAGTCGATATTTGTACGTAAATCAGGTGGAAGATCCATACAATATTGCATTGTTAACATAAATGTTATTCTCCAGTGACGGCCATTCATAAATATACCACGAATATTAGGATCTTTAATCATTCTTTTATCATACATACAATCGTCAAGTAAAACAAACGCGTCATTTGTTGGATCTTTTTTACCTGGATTTTTTGAAATTGCTTTTTTTTGTCTAGTTATAATTTGTTGTATAACATCAGGTTTATATTCACTATGTATAAAAATATCAGGTATATGTGAAGAATAAAATGCATTTCCATCTTCTGTTGCTGAAATAGCAACTCCCATAGGTATTTTTTTACAATGATATAATATGTCTGCAACTAGTGTACTTTTTCCTGTACCGCGTTTACCTATAAATACACATGTTGCAGGTCCTGCACCATTTACACGTCTTTCTTCAATTTGTTTTGGATTAAATTTACTAATTTGAAGACTCATGATGACTGTAAAGTCCTTAAATTAATATATTATTTTCTTTATATAATATACAACGAAAAATTTTAATTATCATATTTTATAATTCCTGTGGGGTTGTTTCTTTAATTGGATCCCAATAATTATCAGTTAATATACTTTCATCTCCACCAGACATTATATATGCTACTATTAAACTTATACAAACAGCAATTATAACTGAAATTATTAGATATTCTAAACTAAATTCATTACTTTTATTGTCTTTACTTACATTACTTTTTAAATAATTTGACATAATATAATAAATTATAAATGTACTAACTAATACAACTATAATATTCAATGTATTAAACTCATAAAATTCTAACATTTATAATTTAATATATTTAATAATTATTTATTTTTTAACCTAAATTACAATCATAATTTATTTTTTTTGTAGATTTTTAAAACTTTGTATAGTTCTTTTAATACCTTCTTCAAAATTAATTTGTGGACTCCATCCTAATTTTTCTAATTTTTCACTATTAATTAAATATCTAAAATCATTAAAATTTCTATCAGGAACATACTCAATATGTTCTTCAAATTTATCCGTATTAAGTAATTTTTTAATTAATAATTTTGCTAAATCAATTACTTTATAACACTCTGTATTAGCAATGTTATAAATTTCATTTACGTTTCCTTTATCATAAATAGTTAATATAGCATCAATTACATTTTCTACATAAATAAAATGTCTTTCTGTTTTTCCTTCTCCATGAATATAGCACTTATCTCCATTTAATAAATTATATGTAAATGAAGGAATTACTTTTTCTGGATACTGACGTGGACCAAATACGTTATTACAACGAATAACTACAATAGGTAATTTAAATGAATGATAATATGAACTTGCTAATAATTCAGCACTTGCTTTTGTTGCTGAGTAAGGATTTGTTGGTTTTAGTAAACTATTTTCTGTACATTCTGGTTCTCCAGATTTAACTTCACCATACACTTCATCTGTAGACATATGAACAAATCTTGTAACTAATTTGTGACAGTTTTCACTATTTTTGTCACTTTTGTCACTTTTGTCACTTTTGTCATTTTTGTCTTTTTGTTGTTGGTTATATTCTCTAACACATTCTAATAAATTATGAGTACCAACAATATTATCATATGTAAATTGTATTGAGTTATAAAATGAATTATCTACATGTGTTTGTGCTGCTAAATGAAAAATACTTTCAATGGAGTACTCATTTAAAATAAATGATATGAGTTCTTTATTAGCAATGTTGCCATGAATAAATTTATAGCAATTATTAATATTTTTTGTATTGTCATACGAACAATAATCTAATTTATCAATATTAACAACAAAATATCCAGTTTTAATTAAGCGATCAACTAAATGTGATGCGATAAAACCAGAACCACCTGTTACAAGAACCGATTTTTTATTTTTTTCTTGTTCTTTGTTCATTTATTTAAAATCTAAATAAAATAATATAGTAATTTATAACGTATATGGTATCATTTTATAAATCTTTATTATTTTTAACAATGATAATTAATAATTTCATTCCAATTTCAGGTTTTGTAACAAATGCAAATTTTGTAATTCATTCTGAACAAAAAACATTTAGTGAGATTTTAGATACACACAGATTGCCTTGTCATTTACAAACTGCAAGAGTAAAATCATTTGAAAGTTCTTTACAAAAAATGAAAAAATCAAATACAGAAAATGTATATGATCTTTATGATTTAATTGGATTTAGATTTGTATTTTATACAAAAGAAGATCTTTTAAAGTTTTATCACCATATTAAATTAGAAAAAACATTACTTTATACAAAAAATTATATATCTGAACCTAAAGAAAATGGATATGCGGCAATGCATTTGAGATATAAAAATGAATATTCAGAATGTCCTATAAAACAATTAGAATGTCAATTGTATATAATTAGTGACTATTATAATGCTTTATATGGAAATGCAAGAAGAAAAGATAAAAATTACACATTGTATTTTTAGAATCTACAGGTATTTTTTTAAATTTATTTAATATAATTATATATATATAATAAAATATGGTTAATAAAATTGTAAAAGTTCAGGAAGAAAATCCGTTATTTAATCAATATTGGTTTTATGTTGATACTCCTGAATATAATTTGTATCCTGACAGTGATTGTTCTACATTTAATTTAGGTAAATCTATTCCAATGAATAAAAGAATTGTAGGGATAACTACGCCAAAGTTAATAAATCCTAACAAACATTATAAATATATTGTTAATACAGATTTTAATATTGATGGGAAAGCATCTGATTGGATTTGCAGCAGCGGTTATTATAAAGGAATGGGAGGTTTAATTGATGATGGAACATGTAGTAAAAATCCAAATTATCTTTTAAAAAATTTTACATATTTATTTAAATCACTAATTGAAAAAGGTTATATTATTATTCATCTTTCGATGATAGCAGAAGATACTTATTTAAATCAACCCTGTGATTCTACAAATGTATGTAAAAAATGTTGGTTTAAAGATAATCCAGATCAACAATATCTTCAGAGTCTTTTTAATACTGTATTCCAAAATAAATTTCCAGAACCTATAAATAACTTAAAATTAGATTATAATAATTTAACTTTATTTGGTTATTCTGTTGGTGCAGGTGCTGTAAGTAGATATATTAATGAATTTCCAATTTTAAAAACTTCCCCAAATAATTTCGTCTTTCCTCAAATTAAAACAGCCGTTATGATAGCTGGTGGTTCATTATATTGTTATTCAAAGGATTGTGGTAATGACCCGAATTGTGGCGGAGATCCACATTTTAAACATTGTCCTTATCCAAATATTAATGTTAGAGGTTGTTGTCCACATGATTTATCTGAACCAAATTATGATAATGGTAAATTTTCCTGGAAAAATCATCCTTCAGTTTTATTAGTTCAATCATTAGATGATTCTTATGCAGATCCAATGGCATCAAAATATTATTATGATATTTTAAGAAAACATAGTGTTAATGTGATGCGGATTACCGCAGATAGTACTATTCATGGTCTTGATAATGAATATCAAGTTTCAAAGATTATAGATTGGATTTCAAATGAAACTAGTAAACAAAGTCCAAGTCCTAGTCCAAGTCCTAGTCCTAGTCCAAGTCAGGGTCCAAGTCATTTATACAAAAATATAGAATTATTAAAAAATTTTTCGATTATATTTATTATAATAGGATTTTTATTTTTGATTACAAATGTATATAAATTTAATTATATAACAATTTTAGTATCATTAATATTTATTTCAATATCAGTTACTTTAATTATTATTTATAAAAATTATAATAATTATCAAAATAATTCTAAAGATAATGATTCAAATAATGAACCTGAAAATAATTCTATAGATGATTATTTAGAAGAATCACTAAAAAATATTTCTGAGTATCCACAGGTCACTGCAGGTGAACTATTTGATAAAGTTGTAGAAATACAAAATGATATATATGAAAAAAATCCAAATATAGGTGGTATTTTAGTTCATTTAATGACATTAGAGCAAATGGAAAAAATTGTTAATAAAAAAGAATTTAGTTTAAAATTTAGTTCAGGCGGAATTGGTGCATTTACTGATTGTTCTATGCCTGGTCAAAATAAACAAAATTGCTCTGCGTGGACATATTTAAGAAAAGATTTACCACCTATAATATTTTCGTATCCAAGCAGTAGTGCTTCTGATGAATGGTCTGCTTATTGGACTCCTAATTGTGGTATAATTGTTGATCCATCTAGATTTTGGCCTCTAATAACAACTATGGGAATTGTAGATTCAGCAACAGATGGAAGAAATTGTGGTTCTACGCAATTTGATACTCCAATTTATCGGGTTAAAGATGGATATGGAAGATGTGATCCAATAGTTTATAAGAATGGCAATAAAATTAAAAATCAAGAAGATTATATTATTTATCAAAGTTCTAATACAAACT